GGATCACTTATGATTGTTAAAACTGGTTTAGGACCAGTGATTGTAGGTTATCATATGGCAGGTGGTAATGATGTAGTATTATCTTCTGGAATTACCAGAGATGATGTTGATCAAGCACTTACCAGATTTGATGAACCCCATATTCAGAGCGGAGAACCTCTATTGAGTGCTCCATCAGCTCAACGTAACTTAAATGATTTAAGTCAACGTGCACCTATTAGGTGGTTTGCTGATGGAACAGCCAATGTTTATGGTTCATTTGATGGTCATCGCGCTAATCATAGATCTAATGTACAGGAAACTTACATTGCTGAATCTATGAAGAAGCGTGGAGTAATTGTCAAACATGGTGCTCCAGTTATGAAAGGCTGGGAACCATGGCATATTGCTCTTAATGATATGATTCATCCAGTTGTTAAATTGGACAATAATGTCCTAAATGACTGTGTTGAATCATATTATGCTGACATCATCAGTGGTTTATCTCAATCTGATTGGGATGATATCATGGTTTATGATGATGTTACCACTTTGAATGGTGCACCAGGTGTTGCTTTCGTTGATAAAATTAACCGTAGCACCAGTGCTGGTAACCCCTGGAAGAAGACTAAGAAGAATTTTCTTAGACCTATTCCAGCTTTAGAGGGTTTATCTGAACCAGTTGAATTCACAGAAGAAATCATGGATCGTGTTCAAGTTGTGATTGATAATTATCACGATGGAAAACGATACATGCCTAATTTCTGTGGTCATCTGAAGGATGAAGCCACTAAATTTGCCAAAATTGAGAAGAAGAAGACACGAGTCTTCACAGGAGCACCTGCTGATTGGTCTTTTGTTGTGCGTAAATATCTCTTATCAGTGATTAGAGTTATGCAGAACAATAGATTTATCTTTGAAGGTGCTCCGGGTACTAATGCTGCCTCCCGTGAGTGGGAAAACATTCGTACCTATTTAGTGCAATTTGGTGAGGACCGTATGGTTGCTGGTGATTATGCTGCATTTGATAAATCAATGCCTAGTACAATTATTTTAGCTGCTTTCGATATTATCCGTCGCTTGTGTAAACAAGCAGGATATTCTGAAAGTGATTTGAAAGTTGTTCAAGGTATTGCTGAAGATACAGCATTCCCACTAGTTGATCTTAACGGTGATTTGATTGAATTTTATGGAAGTAACCCATCTGGACATCCATTGACTGTTATTGTCAATGGTTTAGCTAATGCTCTCTATATGAGATATTGCTATGCTAAATTAAGTCCTGAAGGCAATGCCAAAAAATTCAAGAAGCATGTAGCTTTGATGACCTATGGTGATGATAACATCATGGGTGTTTCAAAGGAAGCTCCTTTTTTCAATCATAGTACAATTCAACGTGTGCTAGCAGATGCTGGTATTACGTATACTATGGCTGATAAAGAGACTGAATCTATTCCTTATATCACTTTATCTGATTGTTCTTTTTTAAAGAGAACATGGCGATGGGATAAGGATGTGAAAGCTTATCTTGCACCCCTTGAAGAAGATTCTATTTTAAAGAGTCTGACAATTGGTGTTGCAAGTAAGACACTTTCACCAGAAGCTCAGTCAGTAGCTATTATCTCCAGTGCGATCTGTGAATACTTCTTCTATGGAAGAGAGGTATTTGAAGAAAAACGCAAAATGTTTGAAGATATTATAGCTGAGAATAAACTGGAGTTTTATGTTACTGAAACCACACTACCATTGTGGGATGAGTTAAATGATAGATTCCAGTCCGCAGTTCCCAGAGCTTAATCTGGTCTAAGTCTGCCAAGACTATAAACTGGTAGGTCGTAAGTCATGACCTGTTTAATTACAAAGCGAAAGAGACTCTTTAGTATTAGTTACTGCTCCA